TAGAGATGAAACCCGGGTGTTTAACAAACTAGGAGGGTTCTACATTGCCAGGGGTACAGGGGAAAAAGATACTCAAATTAATTCACAATTCTATAGAACGCCAGTACCAGTAAACATTCAAATTAATATGTCAGTTGTTACAAAATTTCAAACCGATATGGATCAGATTCTTTCTAACTTTATTCCGTACAATAATCCATATATAATTATTTCTTGGAAAGTACCTAATGAAATTGCTGCCTCAGCTGTCCCTCAAGAAATAAGAAGTGAAGTTCTTTGGGATGGCGGAGTTACTTTGTCTTACCCCACAGATATTGCTGCTAATGAAAAATATAGAATAGTAGGAGATACTGCATTCACTATAAAAGGTTGGCTATTTCCTTATGTACAGCCTCCGGTTAGTAACATATATACAGTACAAGCTAATTTCCGCACTTCTTCACTTATAACAACTTATGATGAATTATCTGGATCCACATATGTATATCCTGTAAGTACGGGGTTAATTAACGAGACAGAGTCATTTACACTATCATCTAACCCTTCATTGACAGAAATTACTTGGTATAATACTCTATACGGTTCATGAATAAACAGTTTAAGTTTTATTTTTTGATATAAATATAATATATTCCTATGGCTCAAGACCCTAATAGAGAAAGTACATTTGGTAGAGATTTGATGAAGTTTATATCTTCAAAACTTCCTTATCAGTCCATAGGGTTTGAAGATAAGGTTAATAAACTCAATCCTAAATATCAGGAATTTTTCGATAAAGGTACTAAAAGAGAAGAAGCTCTTTCTCGTCAATCGATTTCTTCCTCCCTAACTTTTACAGATGATCTTTATGCCAATGTAGTTCAAAACAAAGACTATCATAACTTTATGTATGCAAATCTACAACCCGACAAGGGTCGTAGGTTAATGGATTACAGAGTAATGGCTGCGTTTTCGGAAGTAGCTGATGCTTTAGATGAGATATGCGATGAATTTATTAATAAAGATGATAACGGTGATATTGTAAAGCTTAAATTTAAAACTTCAACTTTGTCAGAAGAACAAAAAGAAAGACTTAAGAAAGAATTTCAGAAATATATAGGCTTTTTTGATCTTGAAAATAAAGGATGGGAATATCTAAGACAGCTTTTAGTGGATGCCGAGCTTTATTGGGAACATATTATTCATAAAAAGTTTCCTGAGGAAGGTATTCTTGGTGTTGTCACGGTACCTTCTGACTTAATTGATCCTATTTTTGAAAATGTACAAAATCAAATTGTTCGTGGTTATTTGCTACGTAAAAATATTTATGATGTAAAGAACCCCGGTAAAGTTGCTAAAGTAGAATTAGTGCCTATGGACGTTAATCAGATTACCTATATTAATTCTGGTATTTGGAACGAGTCAAAAACTCTAAGACTTCCGTTCATAGAAAATGCGCGTCGCGCTTACAGACAACTTTCTCTTATAGAAGATGCAATCGTAATTTATCGCTTAGTCCGTGCACCAGAGCGTTTAGTATTTAACGTAGATGTGGGCAATATGGCACCTCCTAAGGCAGAAGCATATCTACGTAAACTTATGCAAAATTATTGGTCGCGTAGAACTTATGATGCCGACCAAGGTGCTACTGTACAAAAATTTAACCCGCAATCAATGCTTGACAGTTTTTGGTTTGCTAAAAGACAAGGCTCAACCGGTACTGAAGTAGTTCAACTTCCCGGTGGAGCTAATCTTGGCGAATTAACAGACTTAATGTACTTTGTACAAAAGCTTTACAAATCCTTAAAAGTACCCGTAACAAGATTAAATGTTGAGGATGTATTTAAAGACGGTACGGATATTCTCAGAGAAGAATTAAAATTTGCTAGATTTATTATTCGTCAACAGCAGCGTTTTGCTGGAGGTCTTAAAAACGGTTTTGTTACTCATCTCAAGCTTCGTAAGATGTGGGAAGAATACAAGCTTCGCGAAATTGATATAGATCTCGCATTTAATGTACCGACAAACTTTTACGAACTTAGAGAAAATCAAAAGTTTCAACTTAAAGCAGAAAACTTTAATTCTATTACTCAAAGTGATCTTGTATCAAAAACTTATGCTCAAAAGAAATATCTTGGATGGACGGATACTGATATTATGGCTAATAGAGAATTTTTAAGAAAAGATAGGGAACTACTTTGGGAGTTAGATCAAATTACCAATGGAGGCCCTAACTGGAAAGAGCTTGGAGCTGTTACACCGGGTCAAGGAGCCGAAGGCGGTGGAGCGGGTGAGGGTGGTGTAGCAGGTGGTGGATCGGCTTTGCCGCCTCAATTTGGTCCTGCCCCAGCTACAGCAGGCGGCGAGGCAGGAACAGCAGCAGGTGGTGCTGAAGCCGGGCCTGCTGGAGGTGCAGCTGCACCAGCGGCTCCTGCGGCTTAATAAGTCTTTAAAGTATAAATAACTATATGGACTGTTCTGAAATTACACCCATATCTGCTTTTCAAAGCACAAATCTTAATAACAAAATAGACTCTTTTACGAGGCTAGGAGATAGAATAGTAAGGTCTTTAGGCGCACCTCTAATTAATTTAGAAATACATCATGATCAACTGTTTGAAAATATTTCTATTGCTTGTGAAATGTTTGCTAAATATGCAGGTTTTACAGAAGAAATTTTAGTTTTTGATTCTGATTTATACATCGATGGTAAGGGTATTAAGCTTGATGAACTGTTTAGCATTACACCATATTACAACAAAGTAATCAATCCTTCTAAAACCGTGTATGTATCTAATAGTGCAATATCTGGTAATGTTTTTTCAACTTCAACCCTATTATCAAGCACATATACAGATGGTATATTTAAAAATCAAATTCTTACAACCACGGATTATCTTAGCGTGATTAATTTTAACGGACAATTGGCAGATTACTTTAAACCTTCTGGTAATAATCAAGAAAAATTTGTTAACAGCTTTGATTATGATGTTATGGATTACAGAAAAGTTGTCGACATTATTGATTTTGAGGAAGGGTCTTCAACTGGTGTTAACACTCTATTTACAATTGAGCAAACTCTAGCCCAGCAAACATATTTTAGTTACGCAATGGGTAATTATGGCTTTGATTTAATTAGCTGGTACGTTTTAAAGGACTGGCTTAAGGTTAGAGAAAAAATGCTTGCTATTAGACGGGCAATGACTTTTGATGATAGAACTCAATATTTAGTAATGTATCCGCCTCCTCGTACCCCGGGGTCAGGTAGTAGATTTTACGGCGTTATTAACTGCTATGTAGAGAGGCCTTTAAGAGATATTATAAAAGAGCCTTGGGTATATCAATATGCCCTTGCTTTAAGTAAAATTGCTATCGGTAATGTAAGAGGTAAATATACAGGAACCACAATGTTTGGTGGTGGTACTATAAATTACAATGATTTACTCTCACAAGGTCTTGCAGAAAAAGAAAAGCTTGAACAAAAGCTATTTGAAGGAGCAGCCACCGGGTTTGGTGATGGTGCACCACCTTCATTCTTTGTAGGATGATACCGCTTAATAGTTCGGACAAATATAGACAAGGTTTATTCAGACCTAAAAACACTAAGAAATATATTGGTAGAACACCACCTGTATATAGATCGGGATGGGAATTACGTTTCTTTAGATGGTGTGATGAAAACTCTAATGTATTAGAATGGGCAAGCGAGGCTATTATTATACCATATATTAACCCTTTAGACGGCAAAGCACATAGATATCATACCGATGGGGTAATAGCTATTAAAGAAAAAGATGCAATTAGTAAATATATTATCGAAATAAAACCCTCAGACCAAACTAAACCTCCAGTTACTGGCAAAAAAAGAAATAGTACTTTAATTTACGAAAATAAGCGATATATACAAAATATGGCTAAGTGGGAAGCTGCTAAAAAGTGGTGTGAGAAAAGAAATTACAAATTCTTGATTTTGACAGAAAAGGAGTTAGGTTTAAAATAATTAAACCTTTAAACTATAAATATTAATATGGCGCTTCGTCTATTAGTTGAAACACCTGCACCAGAAGAACAGTTTGAGTATATTCTGGAAGAAAAAAACTCTAAAGAACCCGGTAAGCTTTGTATCCAGGGACCTTACATGGTTTGTAACGAAGTTAACAAGAACCAAAGAATTTATGAAAAGACAGATATGGAGCGGGAAGTTAACCGCTACATTAAGGAAATGGTTAATACACAGCGTGCAATGGGTGAGTTAAATCACCCCACTTCAGCTGAAGTTAATTTAGAGCGCGCTTGTCACTTGGTTACCAACTTAAAAATGGAAGGTAATTATGTTATTGGTAAATCACAAGTACTTTCTACTCCTATGGGCCAGCTTGTACGTTCCCTCATTAACGACGGAGTAAAGGTAGGGATGTCTAGCCGCGCATTAGGAAAACTTAATGAAGAGTCCGCAGGTGTTAATCGTGTTACTGATATGAGATTAATTGCTGTAGATTGCGTAGCAGACCCATCTTGCCCTAAAGCTTTTGTTAATGGTATCTTAGAAAGCAAGCAATTTGTACTTGCCCAAGATGGACATCTTGAAGAAATATATGATAAGTTTGAAAATTCTTTAAAAAGGCTTCCAGCACGTGAAGTGCAAACGTATCTGAAGGAGCAGATATTGTCTTTCTTTAAGTTTTTAAAGTCAGCATAAACTGTAGAAAATTAATACTCAACTAAATAAATATCTATATGGCTAAGAAATCTGTCAAAAAAGTAGAGAAGAAAGACAAAAAGAAGCTTGACGAAAGCCAAGAAATAGTTAAGTTTTTGCGCTCAATTTCCCAAAAAAATTATTCAGAGGCCAATAAATATTTACAGAACGTCATCGAATCGAAGCTCAAAGCAAAGATTGGTGAAGCTCTAAAACAAAGACTTTTTTAATTTATGGAAAACAACATTACAAAGGTACTGAGAGAAGCAACCAAAGATATCCTTACAGAGGACGTTCTTAAGGAAATCGAAGCTGCATTTGATAGCACAGTAAATGAAAGAGTTCAACTTCATGTTGAAAAGGCTCTCTCCGAACAAGATGCTGATTATTCCAAGAAGCTAGAAACTTTAGTAGAAGCAATTGATACAGATCATACCAACAAGCTCAAGAAGGTTGTTGATGCTATCGATACTGATCGTGCTGAAAAACTAAAAACAATTGTTGAGAAGTATGAAACTGCTCTTAAGGGAGAAGCTTCTAGCTTTAAAAACAATATGGTAGATCAAGTTAGCAAATATCTTGATATCTACCTAGAAGAAAAACTTCCTTTATCTGATATAAAGGAAGCTGTGAAGAACAAGAGAGCTATTACAGTTCTTGAAGGTCTTCGCTCTGAGCTTTCTGTTGACATGGCTCTTGCGAAAGAAAATATTCGTGATGCCGTAGTTGATGGTAAGACAAAATTAGATGAAGCTGCCAAGCAGCTTGAAGCCGCTAATAAGCAGGTTGAGAAGTTAGCCGAGGAAAATCGTAAGATGCTCGCTGATCTCGTTCTAGAAAAGAAGATTTCTAATCTAGAAGAAGATAAGAAAGTATACATGAAGAAGATGCTCGGTCATAAATCTCCTGAATTTATCAAGGAGAACTTCGACTACACTCTCAAATTATTTGAGAAGACTGAAGAAGAGCGGCTTGCAAATCTAAAAACAGAAGCAGTTGCCGAAGCTGTCACCACAGAGGTTGATCGCCCGGTAATTGAAGAGAAAGCTGAAGCTCCTGTACAGGATGATCCAACATTTGGACTGTACATGAAAGAGCTTAGCAAGTATTAATTTTTTTGTAAGATTTGTTAAGGAACTAATTCCTGAATAGTTAATATTTTATATTGGTCGACATTGTATTTGTTAAGGATTTATAAATGGCTAAACAAATTCGTCCTACACAGGCTTACATTGATGAGTCTCGCGCAAAGGTACTTCTCGAGAAGTGGGGTCCAGTTCTGGATTACTCTTCCGATAACGTTCGCGCAATCGAAGACGATCACACACGCTTAAATACCGCTATTCTTTTGGAAAACCAAGAGAAATATTGTGTTGAAGCTTACGGTGGTAATACTTCGAACATTGCGGGCGGAAATTCTAGCGTATTTGGTTCTATCGACGCAGGTGGCACCGGCGGTGTATTCCCCGGTTCTCCTAACGACTCCGCATATGCTCCAAACGACGCTCGTCTCCCCAAGATTCTCATTCCGATGATTCGCCGTACGTTCCCTGAGTTGATTACCAACGAAATCGTTGGCGTTCAGCCCATGAGCGGTCCAGTAGGTCTCGCTTTTGCTCTCCGTTATAGATACGAAGGTACAGCACTCGGCTCGCAGCTGAACGATGGTGACGCTGCTCCAGGCGTTAGTGGTAACACTAGCGGTTGGACTAAAAAGGCTGATGGTGCTGAACTTGGTTACCAGTATCTTGATTCTAGATTCACAGGCGTTTCTGCCTCGGCTCTTTCGGGCCTTGGTCCGAACAGCGACTTTGATATTCTTGGTCAGGATCAGGGTGTAGCCGCACTGCTTTCGCAGTTCGAGCTAAGCTCCAAGATTCCTCAGATCGTTGTCTCTTTTGAGAAGACGGCTGTTGAAGCTGGTACACGTAGACTCGCTGCTCGTTGGTCGGTTGAATTAGAGCAGGATCTAAAGAATATGAATGGCATCGATATCGATACCGAACTCACTAACGCTATGTCGTATGAGTTGCAGGCCGAAATCGATCGCGAAATGATTATTCGCATGATCCAGACAGCTCTAAACGCCGGTTACGGCACGGGCTTCTCCGTATGGTCTCCAATCTCGGCCGATGGCCGTTGGTTGGTAGAGCGTAATCGTGATTTCTATCAGAGATTAATCGTCGAAGCTAATCGTATTGCTGTCCGTAATCGTCGCGGTGCTGCCAACTTCGTTGTTGCTACACCTCGCGTTTGCGCAATCTTGGAAATGCTCCCTGAGTTTCAGTGGGTACCAGTCCAGGGTAATGTCAATACACAGCCCGTCGGTGTTGCAAAAGTAGGCTCATTGGGTGGCAGGTTTAACGTTTATCGCGATACACGTACAGAGGCACAGGCCGAAGCTTACACAGGGAATTTCCCTGCTGGTGCTACTCGGGACAAGCGCCTTGAGTACGCCCTCCTTGGTTACAAGGGACCGGAATTCTA